TTTGGATAGTCTGTAATACCAGGGGAGACTATTTGATACCCGAATGCGACTGCCTGTACTACATCACCATTAGCAGCCAAATTGACAGTTTTTACACCAGGAGAATCAAGAACAGGACTAGTCGCGTCCTTCTCAGTCCATGATGTACTTTTATCATATGGAGCTGTCCAAATTCTATGTGTAAACCCTGATGGTATGGGTGAACTTCTATCCCATTGATATTGTATAGAGTGAATAGTATTAGGCTGAAAAATCCTTTTATCTGATAGATTATCTACACGTGGAAGTCTATAGTAGATTGCCACCCTTTCGCCTTCAGCATAATCCAGACCTCTTTTATGACCAAATCCCCATAGGGCACGCTCAACTGAAATCCAGCCCCTACGATTGATCAGATTAGTAAGCCCAATTTCATCAGAAATGTTACCCGCACCTTCTATGGGAGTTTTCCACGCATCCATCCGGTTATCAGCCCAGAAAGAATACAGTCTTTGATCAGCTAGATTTGACCAATAACCATTACAGGTAAGACTTATACCCTCATCAGTTATCCTTATAGCTTCAATACGGCCTTCCCATACTGGTTCATCAGCCTCATAAATGTTAATACCGTAAAACAAATATCGCTCATACCACTCTCTAGTTTTAGTAAATGGCATAGCAATATCAAGTTCACAGGCTGAGAAACCAGTCCCAAGAGACGAGCCAAATCTAACATTAGATACCTTGCGAGTAATATCTTCTATTACAGGAGTAATCTGTTTACTCCTGTTAGCTTTGTTAGTTAGAACAATAATTAAACTAGACATAGAGATATCTAGGCATATACTCTAGCCACATATCAAATGTCGTAGTAGGGATGAAGGAACCGAAAGGCTCATCTGAACTGCCTGGAGTAGATACATGAGCAACGAACATACTTTCACCTGTTACACCAGTAGGTAGATAGAAGCCAGATGAAAAAATAGGTAAGTCAGAACTTTCCGTAGACAGTAATTCATTATATTTCGTAATATTATAAGTCGTTCTCTTAGATAGATAGCCTACATGAGTTGACTCTTCATCTATAGTATCAATAACTAATCTTTCGTTAGGCAATAAGGCACTTTCAGGATTAGCATTAGCAGGCTGGGCTATCGCAAATCCCCCATCTACAGGAATAAGTATAAGCCATTCATAACTAATATTAGGAGCTGCAATCTCAACATCTGCTATGTTAGAAACTAGTAATTTTGGCGTATACTGAGCACTCTTAGCATTTCTAGGTACAGATGTAAAAAAGCCAGTTCGAGCTAAACTAACGCCTATATCGGGAGGCCATGTTAGAATACCACCATCTACTAAATGTAATGTGCTGGAGGCAGCATTGATATCTTTAATAGGATCAAACGTTAGGGGTATCTTAGCCATCTGAGATTGCAGTCTTAGGAGTGATATCATATCTAGTTCACTTTGGACGCAAATAAAAGCTTTATAAGAACCTGATTGTATATGTGGCACTGGGAATAATCTGCCTAATGGAATAGCAATTCTGTCCTTAAGAATTGTCTCAGCCCTAGAACGCACAACAGGATCAGAACCTATGGCTACTATATCTGTATCATTATCCCATAATGGCACGAACGAATTCAAGCGCCATTCAAATCTGGATGCCCAGGGTTGAGATATTGCACCTGTGAAACCTATTCGTATTGGCCCTAAATTAACCCCAGCACCTGAGTTTTCTAAAATAACTCGGCAAGAGGCATCTATATCTCCAGGTATCTCAGCTACTTCAAGAACTGGAACTCTGATATCAGTACCTGTGAGATCAAAAGTATTACGCATCCTTGACGAGCCAATATAAGGTAGATAAGGCGCAGTTTTCTCTGTCCAGGTCAGAGCTGACCCGAATGGTTTGCCTGGTAATATCATTATAGAATCTATTTGGATACTAGTAGAAGCCGCAATCGTGTATTTAAACTTAACAGTCGTTGAAGTACCAATCCCAGATTCCTTGGTTTTATAATATTGATGCCAGGCTGCGGCTCCAGTCAGTTCAATAGTATCAGTGGAGCCTTCCCATTCTATCTCTATCTTTGACGCCCATCCTGCAAACAGGACTCTTTTAAGCCATACAACTAAAGTTAACTCAGTAGTTCCTACTGGCACATTAACAGTTTGTTCCACTGTCATAGTAGCTGTGCCGGTAGCCTCCCAAAAGTAAATACTATACGCTCCATGCTTGCTGCCTACTGACACTAGACCAGATGAAATTGATGCTTGAAAAGCAGCTCCTAACGTCCAACCTTTAGGCTTACGTTCTGTCCAAGTTCTAGCGGGCGAGCCATTAACTATTAAAGTATTGCCATTGCCAGATTGGTCAAGCACATCATCTGCCGGATCAATCATCCATAGACCCTTGAGATAAGCAGAATCAAGTGCCCAATATGCCTCTCCAAATGGCCCATTGCCTGTAAAATGATCTAGTCCGTACAGAAAAATATCAGTGAGTTGAAATGGTAGGACAGCCATATTTACTAGCACAAAACCACTATAAATATTACCTTCGAACCAGTTAGTTGAGTTTTGCTGACCAACCTTGTAAGCACCAGAAGGTGTTCTCATCGCTAATGGACTAGCAACACGATCAGAGCCTACAACTTTACCATTAACTACCAGTATAGCAACAATATCAGTACCATTCGTGCTGTACATACAGACACTTACCAAATGAGGGCCACTTCCTAATACTAAAGCGCCTGAGCCTGTTATATTATGCTCAGTACTACCAGTATCCCACCAGGAGAAACGAAGAGCATGAGTTGCATCTATCCATAACTTCCAGGCTGGAGTTGTATCACCACATATAGCTATGACATCATCGCCTGCGCCACCTGTAGCACCGCGCTTAATCCACCAACCACAAGTTAAAAAGTTAGGAGCAGTACCTGTTGGCTTAAAGTTACTCGCCGTTGCATGGCTCAGATACTTAGTATTGTCATCTATTGTTATAAAATAACGACCACTGGAATCCAGAGCTGACTCACCTGGATTCCAGTCAAAACCTGGATTCACTAACAGATTTCTTAGTTTGACAGGAGCCGTAGCCCCACGAGCAAAAGGCTCACATATCAGAGTTAGCTTGTTACCACGTAACTTATTATCTCTATGTACAGTAACATCTGCAGTATCACCAATTGCAAGAGAACCATCAAGGATATCAAAATACACTGAGCTTGTAGCATTGTTCAGTTTATACTCTAAATATATCTTTTCGCCATGCCCAGTTCGAGTATTCTCAATAGCTCTATCTATGAGCCTTTGTATTTTCCTAACTGATTCTAGTAGCTGGTCGTGACTATTGGCCCTAATATCAAAGTTTATCTCTATTTCTCTGTTAGAGTAATGTTTACTTAGTATACGTTCGCCTCTGAAGCCAGAACTGGCAGACATAGCACGCTTTACTGATGGTATTGGTATAGAAACACCATTCTCAAGCAGAACATAAGTCGTACCTGATGTGATAAAGTCAACTATATCAGTATTAGTAGTATTCCCAGATTGAATTTTAAGTACAGCAGTCATTTTACCTCGACATATGTTTCTTAGAACGGATAGCTAGCTTAGTTTTACGACCAATAGCATTATTAATAACTCGCTCAAATCGGTCAAGATCAGATGGGTCATTAACATTTAGATTTTCAATAATAATTGAGACACTACCTGCAGGCAAAAGATTCTGCTGATCAGGACGACGTATCTCTTCCCCACCATGAGCCTTAATAAGTCTAGGTTGTCCTATAGGCCCAGGAACTATACCGCCCAGCTGACGACTAGGTAACCTTGGGAGAAATGACGTACCAGGAACATCTGTAATAGTAGACGGAAGAGATGGTAATGGTATTCCAAGTATAATAGAAGTAACAACCCGAATCTTTAGTAACTCTCTATAAGCCCTCACAATTGGGTCAATTGCTTGTGCTAATCTATCAGCTCTACGTATTTCCTCTTCTTGTTGATCAAGAATTACACCCTGAATATCTTGCTGTTTACGTAATATACCCTCTATTACTTGACCAGAATTACGCACAGCGGTAATACGAGCACTTCCAACTTGCTGTATCGCTTTAATGTCAGCGTTTGCAGAATCTTGTGCAGCTCGTATAGTAGCATCACGAGCACGATTTACTTGTTCTACCTGAGTATCAGCAGCTCTTCGAGCATCCCTTTCTCGCTGATTTGCAACATCACGTATTGCTTTAATTTCGTTATCCGCTGCATTTTGTACTACCTTCTGGCGAGCCTCAGCTTCATCACGGGCAGCCTTAATAGCCTGATCCCTTGCTTCTTCTATTTTGTTAATTAGGTTTTCTATAGAATTAATCTGGTTTTGAATTGCATTTAGAGCCTGTTCACGTCCAGCTATAGTATTAGAAAGTGCATTATCCTCAGCCTGAAGGCCTTCTATACGAGCACGGATTAATGTTTGCTCTTCAAGAGCCATAACACCAGATGCTCTAGCATCTCGCTCTATAGCAGCAAGCATCGCCTCCTGGCCGATAATATCTGCACGGACTTCCTCACGCTTACTTCGTAAATCAGATAAGACTTTTGTTAATTCACGCTCCTGTTCTCGAATCTTAGAAATACGATCTTTATTAACATCTATTTCAGCTTCAGCATTCTTACTAATAGTATCAATGCGTATTTCAGATTGATCACGTAATAGTTCTATCTCTTCATTTAGAGCATCACGGATAACATCAATACGCTTATCATCAGCATCTCTTAAAGCACTAAGCTGATCTTCTAATCTTTGACGAATAGTGTCTGTCTGATCATCATAACTTTGACGAATAATATCTGTTTCAGTCTCTAATGCACGACGACGAGCATCAACTTGACCTTCTGTTACTTCACGAACTATATTAGCTTGTCGCTCTACTTCTCTTTGAATTACATCAGTCTGGATGTCAAAAGTAGTCTCTAGTCTCTGACGCTCTATCTTAATTGGCTTTAGCTTTATCTTTAATTGATCAGCCTGTTCAAATTCTCTAGTGATGTTAGCTACTTCATCTTCATAAGCAATACGAGCTTCTGCCATTAGACCATCGATACGAGAAACAAAGTCCTCAAAAACATCTGTAGAAGGTTTTTCAAACTTAAATGGTGACTTTAATCCTATAACACCCTTTAATGCTGTTTTAAAATTATCCGTAAAAGAAGCTGACTTATTTAGTTCTGCTTGTAGTTCTCTTAACTCCTCAGCTTCTTTTCTAAAAACCAGAGATATGTCTTCTCCTGAACGAGCTAATTCGATTATGCCTCTATTATATTCTCTTATTTCAACTACATTAGCAGTTATAGTCGCGCGAATTTCCTTTAGAGTTTTATTCCCTAAATCTCCTACATCTCTTTCTCCTAACAACTCTAATGGATCAGATATACCTAAATCAGCTAAAGCCTGAGCTGCTGTTAACTTATTTCTAAATTCTTCTAATCTCTCATTTGCTTTAGTTAGACTGTCAGCAAGACGCTCAGATTCTGATGTACTCTTGAAAAGACTACCTGCGTATTTATCTAATACTAATGTGCCCAGAGATGCAGCAAGAGCTACTGCAACTGTAGTGAGATTTAAGAAGCCAGTCTTAGTGAAAATTAATGCAAAACCAAGACCAAACAACGCAGCTGATAGTCTACCAGCTATAGCTTGAGAAATAGAGAAGCTTAGTAATAAGCCTTGGCCTGCAGCTGCAGCGCCAGTAAGAGGTTGAGTTAGATTACGCTCTATCCCAACACGCTGAATCTGTTGTTGTAATCCCATCAATTCAGCATTTAGGGCATTAATCGCAGAACGACCAACCATGCTCGTTGCTGATATCTGGCTGAGTCTACTTACTAAAGCTTGAAGTGTTGCTGCTGAAGCCTGACCTGATACACCTATGCCAGTTATTTGACCTGATAATTGTTGAAAGTTAGCAGCTTGAGCACTACTAATCTGGCCAGCAGCCTGTGCTTTAGCACTAAAGACCCCGAATGTGCTACCAATACGGATAAGAGCTGAGTTAGCTTGGCCTGTACTGGAAATAAATCGAGGGCCAAATCCTTCTTGCAAAGTCTGGCTTAAGTCACGACCTGAACGTTGTAATTCGCTAAATTGTTCTTGAGTAGTTTTTGTAAATTGACCTAGAGGATTTCTCTGTTGGACACGTTCACCCAAGCGTTCTAATTCAGTAGTAAATAGACGCAGCTGCTGCATTTGAGCAATAGTATTAATAATCAGATTAATCTGAACCTGCTCTAAATTACCACCACCAGCTGATTGAACCATTTAACTATCCTAAATCTTAAATCTTAAAGAGCCTTTAAATCCTGAGAATTAAGAATTACCCACCCCAAGAACGTGAAACTACATCAGAATCAGCCTCATTAAGAGACTGTCTGAATAAATCATCAGAAATGCGTTGAGCTGCTATTCTTCCGAGGCTTCTGATGTAACCTGAAGGGAGTCTAAGAAGGGTTCCAAGGTCGATCCCGACATTCGGAAGCATTGTGAGTTGGCGACTAAAAAATCACTAATGCTTCTCGCTTCCTCAGCATCTAATCGAGCTGCAAGAAGAGCCAAAGGATGATATATCTTGCGTTTTAAAGCTTTAACTTGCTCAGGTGTTAAATCAGGTTCTATTAATCTGAGAATAAGATTCCAGTGGTTATACTGATCGCTATCTATTGTAATGGATGGTCTATCATCTGATTGAAACTCAGTAGGTACGCCATTAGCAGATTTAATGGATTTCTGCTGCAGGATCAAATATTGCTCACCAGTTATCTCTCGTGCAAGAATATATGCTATACCATCTATAGTCATAGATACAGTATCTTCTGTTTCTAAATATTCAGCTGGTTCCTGAGTCATGTTAGGCCACCGCCCTTGCAAGTTGTGACGCGCCGCTGAAGCGCGCTCGCATAGTAGTAATACCACTACGATTCGCAGAGATGGGAGCAGATGCCAAGAAAACAGAGCCAGAATATTTAGGCTTAGTAGCAGATGGCCCTACACCATTAGGATGAAATTCAAATAGTCTCTTAGCAAACAGTGTAGCCATAGTAGGCCCACCCATTAGAACTTCATCAATGACACCAGTACCCGTGGCATACCAAGAAGCATAATCAATAGAGAATGTACCATCGATTAGTGTAAACTCTCTCCAGCTTACACCAAAGCCAGTACCATCCTCATTGTTAAGTTCTAGATTTAAAGTTATCTCATTACCATCTGCTGAGATATCTACAACTGCACCTGTATCAGCAGCAACCTTGAAAACTGCATCCTTACCAACAATACGTGTACTAGCCATTTCTTATATTACCTCCTAGCTATATATTAGTCGAAACAATGATTAAACCAAGTGTTTCAGCCGAACCAGCATTATTTACAGAGACACGGTGGAATTGTTTACCCGCATCTGATAAGTCTCTCTTAAACTGCGCTGCAACAGCAGTAATTGCATCAAACGTTATTGCATCTCCATATGCTCCACCTGATGTAGTTGAATCCTGTACTTTGATAGTAAACGTGGCTCCAGCTGATTTCTTATATACACATATAGCAGCCATTACTCCTGTTGTACCAGCAACCTTTATATCAGTACCGCCTGATGCTGGTATTAGAGTCACACCAGTAGGGAATGACTGTTCTACTTGTGCGATAATAAAGCCATTACCATATTGACCTGATGCTGCAAACCTACCTCGTAATTTACCTAGACCAGACCTCGGAGTATTTATAGCAAGAGAACCAAGAATAGAATTTAAGAATTTAGCGGGATCTCCTCTAGCAGCAGCAGCTCCAGGCACAAATATCACAGGAACATTAGGATTAGCCTTAATATTATTTGAACCATCTATTGCAGTATCCCAATAAGCCCTATCAGTTACATAATCAGCAGTAAAATCAGGAGGTCGTTTAGTATCCATGAATGCATTAACAGCAAAAGATATCTGTCCATCAATAAGAGTCATCTCACGCCAGTCAGCACCAAATGGTGTACCATCTTCAAGGTTTAACTCTATCTGGTCTTCAGCCTCAAATGCATCAAGATATAATGGAACATCAGCTACATATAACCTTGCATTTTTGCCTGCAATTCTTGGAGACGCCATTAGGCACCCTCTTTCACTGCAATTTCTATATCTTTACGAATATCAATAGGAAGTGTAGTCATTAGTCTCTGTCTAAGAATACTCATTACATTCTTCAAGAATGGATTAGGACGTTGCCCTTTAACACTCCTGGCACGTATAACCCCGCCTAATTTAGTAGAATAGAAAACCATAAACTTTCTTTGAGTAGGTACAATAGGTTGCTGCTGAGGCCCATATATGCCAGTACCACGAACAACCCATCTAGCATGTTTAACATCTAGAACTAGTGAACCTTCTATACTATCTGGCGTTTCAAAAACTGTTAACCTTGCACTGTTTGCTAATTCTCCTGTATCCCAGGGAGCATTCTTTCTAATAAGCTCAACACCCGTATCTTCAAATCGTTTACGAGCAAAGAATTTAGCTCCACGAACTAAGCGTTCTGGTCTATCTAGTAAGCGCAGACGGCGCATAGCATTGTCAAAGCCTGTAAGAGATATTTGAACTTCTATAGTCATCTTATGTCTCTAATACTACAGTTCTTAATTGATCTACTCTAATCAACACAGACAACATTAAGTGAGTGATCATTTCGCCATCATCAGCAAGAATAGCTGTTAGTTCACCACCTTGTACGACATTTGCTGCCTGTATCTTAATAGAGTTTCCCTGGCCTTTACCTAAATACATCTTTTGTTGAATTAAGTCTATAATAATATCTCTGTTATCTATAAGACTTGCTAATACATCACCAATGTTTGATCTGTACGGTTCATATATCTCTACGATGATATCCCATACTACAGCGTAGACACCACCGAAGGCATCATCTGTAGAGGTAAAACTACTAGGGCGCAGAATAAGACAACTATCACCCGTATCATATATTTTAGAAAAGTCATTTTTACCCACCTTAGATTTAAATGCTGTTTGTGCATCTAATAGATCATACAGAGCGTCCAGAACCTCTTTAAATGCTGCAGCCATTACTATATTGTTGGAGTATTCGTTGAGCCAGCTCGATTAGGATTACGCATTAACTCGCGGGTGAATTGAGGTTGGACAGCATCTGAATCTTCAGTTAATGTAGCTTTATCAGCTATACTCACACCTGTCAAAATAGAACGAGCAGCCACAGTTTGTATAACACCTAAACGAGTAAGTGCTGCTCCTGCTATTATATCTTTTAGGCTAGTGTACTGTTGATAAAGAACACTCCACCTACTATTACCACGAGCACTAGATTGAATTCCAGGTTGAGACAATTCCAATCTATATGCTACTCCTAATGATACATACCAAGAGATAAATTGCTTTGCTAAAGCTGAGTAATCAGCTATATCTGTTGAGTATCCTTCAGCAGCAAGCCATATAAAGATTTCTTGCTCAGTTGTCTCAAGTGCTTCTTCTACTTGTTCTATACTAGGCTTACTTGTAGAATCAAACCCATCACGAATCAGATGCCTCTCAAGCATACTGACCATGCTGAGAATATCGCCTGAGTCTTTCTCAAAGTTAGCCATGTTATCTTAAACACTCAAGATTAACTGCATAAGTAATAGAATCCGTATCAGCATGAACCATAGAGAATTCAAAATTAGTGGGAATAGGATATGCGACTACCTCATCAATAACGATACCTGAGAGCCCTAAATCAGAAATACCTGGGTAAATAATATAGAGATATAAGCCATTGCCTGTTATATTAGTAATAGCTGTAAAAGCCTTTAGTGTTACCCATGTACCATCTACCTTTATTTTCAGTGTGGGAACAACACTAGGAGTAGCAGCATTAGCTGTAACATTCACTGCAATCATAATACCACGGATTGCACGATCAGCAACAAGAAATTCAGCTACTGCAGGAGTAGCCGTTCGAGCCGCACCAGCATAGACTGTTACTTTACTACCATGTAGAAGATTAGTTGGCATCAGACTCACTCTCTACTTCTACTTTGGAAACTGATTCTGATTCCTGATTTCGTACATCCACAAATTGATAACTACAGCTAGAGCATTGCATTATAAAACCGTCAGGGTGTTCAAACAGCAAATGCTCATTAGAACGATTGCACTGTGAACAGTGATGTGCTTCTATTCCTACAGGTACTGATTTAGACTCTTCTGGCTTTTTAGGCATTTACCTCACCGCAGACTCGACAAGTCTTATTAATGTGTAGTGTAACACGGTTACAGACGCTGCACATAGTACGAGTCTCTTCAGAAGACTCAGAAGCACTTGTTGTAAGTAATGTTCCAAAAGGAATATTCTTTTTACCTCTAACTCGCTCACCTGTTATAGAATTCTCGTACCAGCCACCGCCCGTAGGTTCCCAGACAGCTTCTTCAAGTGCCTCTACTTCAGGCTGTCCCTCATCAGGCTGTACTTCCTCTGACTGAGACTCAGTTTCATCAAGCATTCTATCTCTCTCTCTAAACTACTAGCGGCCCATAGAACACGAGCCGCTAGTTCAGCATTACTGCCACTTGCGGCATATAGCCGCTTATTATTCTTTAAACTTTAGTCGCTGCACGAACAATAGCTGCAGGTGCTGCATATATGACTAACATACGAGTACGACCTGCATTTCCTGCAGCGCCAACTGTAATTACTTCTACTGTAACTTTAGTTGCTGATGGTCGATATACATCACGATGTCCAGTAGCTGCAACAAGATAAACTCCAGGCTTACCACCTAAATTCTCAAAGTTTAATTCTTCACCAACAACAAGATCAGTAGCCTTAAGGTTAATAGCATCGTAGAAACCATTAGGGTCTTCGGTATCACCAGCAATTAGTGTTGCTGATGTAGTAGCAGTCCATGCAGCAGTATTCCTAATTTTAACATCAAGAATAGTTGCACCAGCTGGTATATCAACTGAACCTGAATATGTACCAGCTCCTGTAGTTTCAGCAATTGTGACTTCTTCACATATAGTAGCTATGCCATTTTTAGAGATAAAACCACCATCTGCCGCTTGCGCCCCCTTAGATCGTCCACTTGGATGTGCAGCTCCAGCAGCCATAATTAACTCTCATTCTCGTTAGCTCTAGCAGCCATAGCTCGTTCTGCGATACTAAGTCCACCAGAGGTCACTATAACTGGTTCTTGCTCAGATTCCTGCCCAGACGCTTGTGGAATTTCTATATCAACCATTGGGCAGGTCTCCTCGTGATGCCTGAGAAAAAAGCTATCCACAAACTTCTTTCCACATCTAAGGCAGGATTCTAAGTTATCACCATCATGTTCTTTAATATAGCCAATATTTAAGAGGGACTTATCATTCTTCTGTATGCCGAATTCTAACTCTACATACTCACCACGTTCTAAATTGCGGTAGTCGTAGTGCATTTCGTGAAAGACAGCATACCCTCTTGACATAACTAACCCCTAGTTATATATCTGTTAGCTAATAACGCTAAGAGCAAGCTGGCCCATCTCTGCATCAACTTGCTTCTGGTCATAGTAAGTGTGAACTTCGATAGTATCCTTACGAAGCTTGTCATCACGAATACGACGTATAAACCACGGAGCTGCTCCACCACCGACAAGAGGACGCCATACAAATGTGTAGCCGCCTGTTGGCGTAAATAGGCCAGGAGAAGGCGGAACATAGCACACAAGAGCGTGCTTACCCCACATAGCCGCATAAGTCTGAGTAGCATTACCCTCTAGTGCAGTTGCCTCAATTGCATCACCGACCAGCACTCTCTCTAATCTAGCAAGCTGAGCAATAAGAGCTTCAGTAACTTGTCCGCCAGTGTACTTAACACGCTCAACTAGAATGGGGTGATCAAGAAGAACATCAATAACCTTGTTATTTGTAACAAGTAAGTTTGCCGGCTGGCCTGACTTAGCAAGAACATTAGCCCGCATAGTACGAATATCTACGATAGGATCAGAAGATGCATAATTATCCCATGCTGCTATTTCTGCATAGTCAGTACCCCACTTGCCAGTAGCAAAAAAATCAGCCGCAAACTTCTTTTCCCAATGCAGCTGAACCATCTCGGTTAGCCACATGGTTGCATCACGGTCTAGGTCATAAGGTTGATCTGCATTTAGTCGAACCTCGTCAGGAATTTCCTTACCGAGAGCAAAGTTGTCACAGAAGAATTTAAGAGTATTATCAACTGTGTAACCAGAGGTGGCAACAGGTGCTCCTGGGCCACGTACCTTCATCTGCTCTCTAAACCACTTATCTTTGTCAAATCGTGGAATGATATCTGACTGCTTTCCTACTGGAACAATAGGAAAGATATCTTGTGCGATATAACGCTTGTTGCGATAACCAATTGAGATATTGGTTAAAAGCGCATCAACATGGACATCTCCGACATCTGGCTGATATCCTGGCATTTTTCTCTACCTCACTTCACTTACTTAATTGTATATCTATCAGACTAAGATAGTTAGAACAATTATGACATTACTGTAACTTCACCAATTTGAATAACAACATCTACAATATCATTATCAGCACCTGCGGCAGTTAAAAGCACACCAACAATAATATCAGTGGTAACTGCTGCAACTAACTCGCCCGCTGCAGTAGAAGATACCTTAACACCAATCGTTGCTAAGGCACCACCTGCCTTTGCCTTAGAAACGCCATTGGTTTGAATAACAGCAGGTCGTCCTGCAGCAGCAGGCTTGTTCTGTAAAATGCCAATAATTTGGTCAGGGATAGCTGCATTACCTTGAGCTAAAGCAACCTGACCATTGGAGTCTACTTTTACAGCACAAAACTGTGATGCGCTTAGATCTGCAGACGCAGGAAGTGTGATAAGATTTCCACCTGCTTGTCCTGGCATTTGTTAATCCTCCAGACTTATAACTTATAACCTATATTAGTTTATACAGAAACAGCCTTAGCTTGTTCAGTCTGATATCGCGCATAAAGGTTAGGATTCTGGTGAATAGCAGATTCCCAAGCAGCACTGAAGTCCTTAACCTCAGACTTTTCGAGAATACTCTTAGCAATGACCTCCAGCTCCTCATAAGCTGAGCCTGGAGCTGTAGCGATAGGACTAGACTGACGCTCAAATAACTGCGACTTCTGAATCATCGCAATCTGAGAACGCTGTCCTTCAAGATATGTCTTAAACTGCTCAGGAGTCATAGACTTCTGAATAAGAGCAAGTTGAGTAACAAACCCATCTGAGGGCTGACTACCATCTGCAGTAAGTGTTTGAGCAGTCTGGCGTAACTCATCACGAGTCCGCTGAGACTCTAGCTCATCGATACGATCCTGAGACTTCTTAATCTCAGCTAAGAGAGGTTCTGTAGTCTTAGCAATGACAGTCTCAAAAACACCAGGAAGTGCAGACTTAACAATCTCGACTAGGGCTTCTGACTCCTTATTGTCATTGTCCTTATCACTATCCTCGCCATCCTTATCCTTATCAGCAGCATCTTGGGCTGATTTAATGATGGCTTCCAAGTTTAGCTCTTTTTGGGCAGACTCATAAAAATCCTTGATCTCGTCAGGCATAACATCAAGCGCTGACTTAATTACCTGATAAGAAAGTGCTAAAGCAGTCTTCGCTTCATCTGTAGCCTTTGAGAAATCGTAGACCACTGGTTCTGCAGTCTTAGTCATTAGAATATCCTCCTTATTTGCAGGCATCCTTGTAATGGTTAGATCAAATGGATTGACGTTCTCGATACGACCAGGAATACGAATCCTACTTCGCAGAGCTTGTATTACGTTATTAGTATCTACCATATGAGTTGTTCCTAAGTTATAGCATCGTTTAAATCTGATTGAAAGTCAAGAGACATAAAGCCGATTAGTCTAAATTAACGTAAGTTACCTATTGACGATGGCCTTTTAAGCCGCTATAATAGGATATGAGAGCTGAGGTTTGTACAGATGACTACTGATTGTGATAAATGTCAACAGTTTCACAACAATGATCACCAAGAAGCTTGGATGATAGAACGCAACAGACTTATTGTACAACTTAGAAATGATGGTTGGTCATTTGGACGTATAGGAAATCGAAAAGATATCAGTCTTTCTAGACAACGGGTATTTACTATATATAAGAAATATAAGAATCAGTCTAGTTAGCCGGTAGTTCACCAGATACTATTTGACCTGGGCCTCTCGGGCTAGCACCCTTTATCTGACCTT